TTCTTCAATCCATATTTTACTGTCGTGTTTGAAGTTAAACGTATCAATATATTCTAAAACACTATTGTATATCAACGATGTTAACGTTGGGCATTTTTCTAAAAATCTATTATTATCGGAATAAGTAAAACTTGTTTGTACAGAATCATTCCACATATCGAGTGCAGAGTTTATCTCAGTTTCTTCTAGTGCTAAATTTACTTCTTCGGTAATGTTGACAGTGCCTAAATCTTTATAAAAAATAGGTATGCTAAACCACTGTTCTATCATAATCTATTCCTTTTCATTTGTTAATATACAATCTATCTGATTCTAAAGAGAATGTCAATAGTTAATTAGATTAATTTAGAAAATTTTTCAACAAAAGGTACAGAATTTTGTTGTGCCTCTTTTTCCCACCATCGTTCAAAGTATGGAACAGTTTTGTATTCATCTAAAAGAGTACCCAAATCCTGGGTCATATACTGTTTTACATGTATCATTTCATGAGCTATCGTAGTAAATATTTGTCCGATATTACGATCCTTTTGTTTTACTAGAATCATATAGCTCCCTTCGCTTTTATCTATGCACATTCCATTATTGCCATCAATATCGCAATTTGCTATTAATATATTACGTGGGATAATGCAAAGCTCCTTACACAGGAACTTCACAAACTTTTCAGCCAATTGAATATATTCTTTATTCAATTCTATAACAATATTCATTATTTTTTCTTACGCTGATTTCTTGATTTTCTTTTCGAAGATCCAATTTTACGTCTTCCTTTTCGTGGTCTATTTTTTGCAGGCCAGGGCATATGTATATCCTTTCATGATATTAAAAATGTCATACATTATTTTTTCAAGTTCGTGCGCTTCCTGCTCCCAAGGAGCTTCAGAGTACGATACGTTATATTCTTTACCTTTCCATTTGGAAGGCTGGTTTCCAATTCCTGATTCTAATTCTCCTTTTAAGTATTGTTTAACATGAACCATTTCATGAAAAAACGTAGTGATGATATCGTGCCTATCGTGTTTCGGATCAATATAGACTGACAGCTCCTCATCCTCTGGATCATATTCGCAATAACCGTAACAACCGTCGTTAAATTCACCATCAAAATATAATTCAATTTCGCCGTCTATTTCTAAAAAGTTAGCTGCAAAAGAAACAGCATTATCTAATAGTTTATTTGAAATAGATTTCGGTTTATCATATGATACATAAAACATTATGAAATCTCAGCTAAGTCATTTTTAAATTGAACTTCAGCTGTGGTTTCTTTCCAATATTTAAACTCTTGCTGTGCCTGTTTAATTTCTTTTTTCAATTCAGCTACCATTTCTTGAGTAAGACTCATGATGTTAACACGAAGAAGGCGATCAATATCGCTATTACCATTTGCATCAGTGTGAGACAATATTTGTTCTCCTACCTGCTTTTTATTTTTATTTTTAAATTCAATTTTATTATCAATGACAGCTTGAATGAATTGCATTTTTACTTTTAGCCAACGAGCAAGTTCAGATGCTTCTTTTTTCCTTAGCTCGATTCTGCTCTTCATGATCATAAGGCGATAATTACAAAAATCTTTAATTAGCTCACGTTCATCTTTATATTCACGCAGCTTGCCGTCATAATCAATAACAGTTAGGTTTTCTGTAAGTGGCTTACTTAACTTAAACTTTTGAATAATTTTCGAGTTTGCCCAGTTTGCTGACGAAGTCTGTTTTAATTTAACTTCGAATTTAAAACCAGTTTTATCGCAAAGATCCTCATAAGATACGATATCTCCATCATCTTCAAGCTTATCTAAAACTTTAATATAGCCTTCTCTGTCAAAGCCATATGGTACTTCAGTAATTTCTAATACCGTTTTGCTCTTCTTTTTAAAGCAACCAAATACAGTGTATTTATCCTCAGTTTTATCATATTCTACACTACCATTGAAGTCTGGAAATGACACTGGAAGTCTTTTGGCTATATTACCATTCGTAAGGAATTCATCGCAGGCACGAGAAAGAGAGACAACACTTCGAGGTAAAATGTTTGTTGCAAAACCAGTAGCAATACCTTTTGTACCATTTGATAAAACCAATGGAATAACTGGCAAATAAAACGCAGGAGGTTCATGCTCAGGATCAGAATGAACTGGCGCTAACTCTAAATCTTTAATGTACTTACTAAAATTCGCATGGACTCGAGTATATACATACCGGGCGGCGCCAGCTTCTTGAATAAGTCGTGTACCAAAGGACCCTCGGCCTTCAATAAGACAAACATTATTGTTCCATGTTGCAGCCATTAATTGACCTGCGCCTGCAGCTGAAGCTTCTCCGTGATTATATCCGTAATCTGATATAATACCAGCAACAGCTGATACCTTTTTAAAATCCTTTTTCGAATTGAGTAACGAACTATACAGATAAAACCTTTGAACTGGTTTTAGACCGTCTATCATATTAGGAATGGCACGTGACTCGACAGTATACATAGCAAAACTAAGCCATTCGTTAGCAGCTACTTTCGAAATTGGATAATTGTTCATTGCGTCATCGTCTTTAGTAAATTCTAATATACTCATATTATCCTCATCTGATTCTATATTATTCTAACACATTACAATACAAATGTCAATCACAATATTATTACGCAAACATATATTCTTTACGAAGCTGAGACTCGCGACCAAACATCATTTGAAATACAGATGCATCGTCGACTGTTACGGTATCATAAACGGGTTGATTAATAATCTTATCATATTCTGATTCTTCAAGGCTGCCGAGACCTTTAATATAACGATGCTTCCAACCAGAATGTTCTGTTTTAAATTTACTAGCATCCTCGTATGTGTAAAACCATTTCACGTCTTTATCTTTCGTTGAAATCATAATAGGAGTACGAGTAATGTTTACGCGTTTTTCTGTTAAAAGACGTGGCCAAAATTTATAAAAGAACGCAATAAGTAATGGCGAAATATGTCCAATACCATCATGGTCAGCATCAGTTAAAGTTGCGATATTTGAATAAGACATATCGTCAACACTATTAGGGTTATTAATATCCAATCCCAATACGGCAACCAACTCACTAAGTTCTTTATTTTTTAAAACATCGGCAGGTTTCATATCCCAGGTATTCATAATAACACCTCGAAGTGGATAAGCTCCAACTTTATTAGGATCTCTAACTTTAAGCAGGAACCCCATAGCTGAGTCTCCTTCTACAATCTTGAGTGTTGCATTATAGGAATTTGCAGCAATGTGTTTTGCTACCTTTACTTTACGTAGCTTTTTCTGAGCAAGAGTTGCAGCTCTTTTGTCTGCTGCCAATTTCTTAGCAAGTTGCGCTTCAATAATTGGTTCTACGATATCGTTAGCCGCAAATATTTTTCTTGCTATGTTTATAAAGTCTTTTGATTCTGATTTTTCATAATGCTCTTTTACGTTGCCAACAGTATTTGTAAGGCGTTCTTTAGTTTGAGAGTCAAACTTTGGGTTTGTAAAATTTCGAGCAAACATAATAAAAGTTAGTCCACCTTTAATGGTGTTCCTAGCAACTTCGATTTTATGGCGGCGTTTAATTAATACTCCCAATTCTTCAACAATACTGTTTACAATAAAATCAACATATGCACCACCTTGTCGAGTGTTTACGCCATTCACAAAACTGTTTGAACGGAAACCGTCTTCAGAAGATGCAAAGAAAAACGAAAGGTCATTGGATACATCAGTTATGACAGATGCGTTTTCTTCTGTAGTAAACATTTCAGCATATTTTTTAATATTGGAAATGCGAATTCTTTTCTTATTAAAGGAAAATGCAATTTCAGGAAATGCCATTTGGAGACTGATTAGACGATCTTCAAGTAATGCTATTGTATCAAGCTCTTCTAAAGAATCAACTTCAAACAAAGAAAAGTCAGGAACAAAGGATACTTCAGTACCGTTTCCTGCTTTCATATTAGAATTTACTTTAATATCTAATGCGCCGGTTTTACATTTAACCTCAACAGCGTTTCCATTTTGCCAGGTTTTACCAACGAATGCAGATGATAAGAAATTGGTCGCCGCCGATCCTACACCGTTTGTGCCAATCGTAACACGGTTATCATCGAAGCTAGTTCCTGCGTTAACCTTTGTCCAGGCCGCTACTGGGCGAGGTATATTTGTTTTCGAGGTTTCGTCATATACGTTTTCTTGAGGGATCCCACGGCCGTTGTCTGAAACAGTTACTTTGTTTCCGGCTACCCAAACATTGATTTTATTTGCATATTTGAAATTTGTTCGGATTGCCTCGTCAATCGAGTTATCCAATATTTCGTCAATCATTTTTGATAGCGCTGGCACATAAATAGATTTTTTCCATTCACCAAGTACAAACCGTTCAACTTCTTCTTTCGAAGCGGATCCCATGTACATACCAATACGGGTACGTACGTGATCTCTTGCTGTTAGTATTTTAAATTCTTCGTTTGCCATCGTATACTCCCAATATGAATACTCTTGTGCATTCTCATGATTTAAACTTTATTAATATAAATCTATACTGATTCTATGCAAATGTCAACAAAAAAATCATTTGCACAAAATCAATATAGAATGTATTTTTATTTAATAGTCGTCATCAGAACTTGAAGACTTACCTTTTGAGTATGCTTGTGCTCCAAAGAACGCAGCAACAAGTCCAGCAATCGCTACAAAATATGTTGGCGCAATATCACCAATAATTGAAGCAGCATCGTCAATTCCAATTACACTCGTAATTAAAATAAGAACTGGATAAAGAAGCATTCCCCAAAGTGCAAACCACGCCATTGCTCGAATTTGATCTTCTTTAGCATCTTCGTTTTCTTGAAGTTTCTTTCTATGCTCAAATTCAGCGATTTCTTTCGCCCGGGCCATTTCTTCATCTGTAATTACACCATCTCCGTCTGTATCCAAATGAGCATATATTGAATCTGCAGATAGCGTTTTAGCTTTATCTTTAGCCATGTTTACCTCCTATAATTTATATAACATTGTATATTCATTATAAAAGTATTTTTCAGTTCATGATATATTTATATAAAAAGCCTCGCAAGGCGAGGCTTTATTAATTAATAATTTTTTTATTTTTTTAAAAAGTGCCACCTTCAAGAACACCACCTTCTACACCTGCTGGTGTAATTGAACCACCAATAAATTTTCTAGTAGTTGCGTCATATGATATGAAATCACCATCTTGGACAGTTGACATGTCTAGGTCATCAAGGCCGCGCATAACAACTTCACCGCCGCCACCTAAAGTACTTAGTTGTGTATTAATTTTGTTAATAAAATCTGAATAGTGTTTTTGCAAATCCTCAAATGTTACAAAATCGGTTTGCTCATTGACTTGAGTTTTAGCAAGGTTTTTATTGGAAAACATTAATAGCGATTCGTCTAAATTATTTTGTTTTGCTAAATAATCTTCATGTATATTGTTTTGTTTTATTGCTTCTTCTATTATAGGTTCTTCGGTTAAATCAATTGTTTCCACATTTTCAAAATTTAACGAGTCATATTGTGTGTTTTCATAAACTGGCTGAGGCGTATGTTTAAATTCAGCTAGCAATTCTGCACGGATTCTTTCACGCTCTTTTTCCATAAAAGCTTGCTCAGCTAACTGGGCACGGATTCTTTCACGCTCTTTTTCTTGGTGTATTTTTGCTTCTTCTTCTAAACGTATTTTTTCAGCATATTCAAAGCGAATCTTTTCTAATTCTTCTTGACGAATCTTTTCCAATTCTTCTACTCTTAATTTTTTTACATTCGCCAATTCTTCGTTAAGCATACCAGCAAATTGTTTTAAATGCGGCTCTGCAGCAGAAATCGATTCATTCCTAGGAGCTTGTATTTTTTTAACTTGTACAGAATTTTTTTGTGGTACTATATTAGGAGATTTACGCTGCGCTTTTTTATTCGTCATCTCGTCAATATAATTTAACGTACCTGAAACTGATTCGTTTTTATTCATTTTTTGCACCCATCTTGGACTCTGTTTAGTTTTATTTATAATAATAAAGATATCTTAAAAGGTTAAATATTATAATCTTTGTTGATTTTTTTAGAAATTACTTTATGTAACCCGGGATTTACAATCAGCGCCTTTTGCATAATTTCGTGTCGTATAAAGTTTCTCATATATGTTGTATCTTCATTTGACGTATCCTCGATCCATGGTACACTATTGCGCCTACACCAATTTACCAATTCTGCCTTTTTATTTAATCGAAACGGTCGAATTACATTTCTGTTTGAATATGGAATGATTTTTCCTTCGCCGTGTAAACTAGACCAAATCCATGTTTCTAAGCAATCATCTAGGTGGTGGCATGTTATAACTGGCGAGGATTCTTGAAAAAAGAAATTATATCGTTCGTTTCTCCAATATTCTTCTTCTGACTCTCTGTTTTTTCTTTTATTACAAATTTGCCCTATGCTTAATGTCATAGATGTTGCTGTTGGTGTTTCACTAAAAACATTATTCTTTTCATTAACATATTCACGTAAAAATTCTAAAGCATCAGCCGACGTCTCAGTGCCGTGGTCAAAAAACATAAGATTTACATTATGATTTCTTCCCAAAAAATCTACAGCTGCCATCGAGTCTACACCCCCTGAACATGCTATGTTAATATTACGTGGGAGTTTTCCCTGTAATTGAATCATAATTTCTCGCCTTTTAATATTTAGATATTTTATTCTATATTAATTCTATTATAATGTCAAACAGTTTCTCTTATCGCAACTCTTTTTCTTAAACCGCTGGAGCTAAATCTATGATTTCGTTTGTTAAAATAAATGTAAATGCCTAAACGTTTACAAATTTCACGCCCTGTAAAATCTTTATCTTTATATTCTTCACCTAATATACGAACATCTATTGGATACAATTCTAATATATCTTCAAGATCTTTTTCTGTTTGATATACTAAAATTTCGTCAACATATTTTACTGCACTCAGTTGTGTATATCTTTCAACAATAGTTTGTATTGGTGAATTTTTTTCATCGCGGTCCACACTAGGATCTATTTGAAGAGCACAAATTAAATGATCGCATTTTGTCTTTGCTTCTCTTAACATCATAATATGTCCTGAATGTAGTAAATCAAATGATGATGCTACAATACCAGTTTTCAATCTTTAAGCTCCTTTAAAATTTTAAATGTATGTTCCCAATTATCTACACAAAAAGATTTACTTGGGTGTTTCAATTCTTTAGCTAATGGGTAATCGTTTCCATCTTTATCCATTTTATCACCGAAGAAATATATAACATCTTTACTTGAAAAATCTTTGAGTATTTGGGATTTGTCATTTCCCTTTGGGTAAATATCTAGACCTGTTTCTCCGCCAACACTTGCAGTTATATTTGGAAAAAGAATATTAATTTTTTTTGATATTTTTATACGTTCATTTGTTTTTAGATCCCATTTTACATACTGCGATCTTTCTTCCTGGGAAGCACTGCGGCCAACAATACTAAAATTAACTGAACCGGGTCTTTCTTCTATGTGTTGTCCAGCTCGTATAGGAAATTTGCTTTTATTAAGCCATAAATTTAAATTTGATTTAAGATCGTTGGGTAATTTCCACTCGGAAGTTCTTATGTTGCGGTCGCCTTGGTAAACATCATTGCCGGAACAATTATAAACTCGTTTACAATTAAAAAAAATAAATTCACCAATCTGTTCAATAGTTTTAGCGCGATCACTTCCTGTAACTAAATAAACATGATGTGATTGACAAAAAACACTAAACCAAATCGCAAAATTTTTGTTCATTTTTTCTCGGCTTGGAGTTAAAGTGCCATCAACATCAAATATATATTTTTTCATATCTATATTTTTCCTACCCAATGAGTACAATCATCGCACGGATCTTGCGTACCTAATAACATTATCTTTTTTTCAAGGACATCATTATTTCTTGCTTCGTGCTGTCTTCCATCCAAAACCATTCAGAAATTTCCTTTTGGGTCCTCTTACATCCTATACATGAATTATTTTTAATAATACATACACTTATACACGGATTGAGAATTATAGGAGGATTTTTATTTTTTCTTTTTACCATACGAGTAAACACCACGACCTGTAAACTTATTTATATTAATTCTGTATTGCGTTTATATAAATAGATTATATAACACTTTTATATAAATGTAAATAGGAAAAACGATGATAACTAATTTTTTATCGCCATTAGAATTTGTAGTAACTGTAAGAAGGTTGCCGCAAGTAGAATTTTTTACTCAGTCTGTAACAATCCCATCTGTTTCGATTGCCCAGGTAGATCAAAATACACCGTTTAAAATTGTACCAGTTCCTGGAGATCGTTTAACTTATGGTGAATTGCCTTTATCATTTATAGTTGATGAATCAATGAATAATTATATAGAAGTTTATAATTGGTTAAAAGATATGACCTTTAATGAAGAATTTGAACAATTTGACAGAATAAAAGATGGTGAATACGGAATTCTTACAGATATTTCGCTCGTGATTATGAACAGCCACAAAAACCCAAACATAAACATAGAATTTAGAGATTGTTTTCCAACAAACCTATCTGATATAACTCTTGATACAACTCAATCCGATGTCACGTACCCGCAAGCAACGGTAAGTTTTACGTTTAGAGATTTTATAATCACACAACTATAAGGAAATAATAAATGTACGAATACAGATGCGCAATTAATAAAGTAATTGACGGAGACACTGTCGATGTTGATATAGAATTAGGATTCGGAGTAGTACTTGCGGACGAAAGAGTACGCATTATGGGTATTGATACTCCAGAATCTAGAACTTCAGATAAAGTTGAAGACTTATTTGGGGAAGCCGCAAAGGCAAGAGTAAAAGAACTTCTTTCTGGAGATGTTATTCTTAAAACTGAAGTAAGTAAAAATGGCGAAGATATGAAAGGCAAGTTTGGACGAGTACTTGGCGATTTTATTATTGAAAATTACAATGGAGTAGATAAGCGTTTAACTGAAATACTTATTGAAGAAGGGCACGCTGTTCCATATTTTGGCGGGTCAAAAGAAGAAACTCAGGCAGCTCACGAAGTTAACCGTCAAAAATTACTTAACGAAGGAATCGTCGATAGAGCCGAATATGAAAAGCAAGTTGCTAAACAGAACGGTTGACATTTACTCACTTCTGTGATATATTTGTACTATATACTATATAATGGAGATGCGCGATATGGATATTGATGAAATAAATCATCTATGGGCTCAGGATTGTAAGATTGACGAAACTAACTTGTCTCGTGAATCTTCACGCATTCCTGAGCTTCATAATAAGTACTATAACCTTTTTTACCGCGAAGCTCTAAAGGTAAAAAAGCTAAAAGCTGACTTGCTTGAATTTGAAAAAATAAAGTCAGAATATTATAATGGAACAATGGACGAGTTGGATCTTAAAGATAGGGGATGGAAACCCTTTCAGCTTAAGGTTCTTCGTGGTGATTTAGACCGTTATGTTCAGAGCGATAGTGAAATAATACAACTTAGCTTAAAAATAGCCTTACACGAGGAAAGAGCAAAGTATTTGGAAAGTATTGTTAGACAGATAAATAATAGGAACTTCATAGTTAAGAATATGATAGATTGGGCTCGCTTCCAGGCTGGCGGATAATAATAAGTAGGTATATAATGACAGACGTGGTAACAGTAGAATATGTAAATTCTGTTCATATGAAAGTAACTGCTGACCCTGGTACACGTCAGGAAATAATGAATTATTTTTCCTTTCGGCCGGATGGGTATCAGTTCAGTCCCAAATTCAAAGCAAGAGTCTGGGATGGTTATATTCGTATTTACCAGCCAATGAGACCTGTTCTATACGTCGGTCTCCTTCCATACTTAAAAAAATTCTGCGAAGAGCGTGAGTATGATCTTTCAATATCAGATGAATTGATCGTAGATAATAAAGTACCTGAAGACTATGGTTACGAAATTGCAAAAGAAATAAACTGTAAGTTTACTCCGCGCGATTATCAAAACGAATATGTTGTAAGTGCAATTAAAAATAACCGTTCACTTTCTCTGTCTCCAACTTCTTCTGGCAAGTCCCTTATTATTTACCTAATTCAGCAGCACTATTATCAAGCGTTTGGCCATAGGACTCTTATCATTGTCCCAACAATTTCGCTCGTCCATCAGATGGCAGGTGACTTTGCGGATTATGGTTGCGATCCTTCTATGATATATAAGATCCAGGGTGGGATAGATAAGAATACATCTGCGCCAATCGTAATCAGTACGTGGCAGTCTTTAATTAAACAACCAAAGGAATGGTTTGACCAATTTAGAGTAGCATTAGGTGATGAAGCTCACTTGTTCCAAGCAAAGTCTTTGACTACGATTATGGAAAAGTTAACTGAATGCGAATATCGCCACGGATTTACTGGTACTCTAAAGTCAGGAGAGTCAAAGACTCATCAGCTTATTCTCGAAGGTTGCTTTGGTCAAGTTAAAAGATTTGTAAAAACAAAAGATCTTATTGAAGAAGGCACCGTAGCAAACTTTCAAGTAAAAGCTATAGTACTTTCTCATCCTGAAAATAAACGAAAAGATTTCCGTAAAGCTTTTAATTCTATTCAAGTTAAACAAAAAAGATATCCTGCTGAAAGAGAATATCTTATTAACCACGAAAAAAGAAATATTTTTATTCGCAATCTTGTATGGTCTTTAAAAGGACAAAATAATCTTATTTTGTTCGATCTTGTTGAAAAACACGGTAAGGTATTAGAGCCACTCCTTCGGAGAGACGATCGTCAATTACATTTTGTATATGGTGGTGTAAAAGGTAATGAACGCGAAAACATTCGCCACCTTGTCGAAAATGACCCTATCAAACAACATGACATATTGGCATCATACGGAGTGTTTTCAACCGGTGTAAATATTAAAAGATTAGATAATGTTATATTTGCATCTGGATCTAAATCTGAAATTAAAGTACTCCAATCAATTGGTAGAACATTACGTAAAGCTGATGACTCAAATAAAGCTACTCTGTATGATATTGCAGATGACCTTTCTGTAGGAGCATTTACAAACTATACTCTTAATCACTTTAAGAGACGTATAGAAATATACTCAGAAGAACATTTTCCATTTAAAATATACACTATACCATTAGAATAGTATACCACAACTCCCAGAATTATTAATTCTATTATACTCATTATTTCGAAAATGTCAATAGAAAAATGCACAGTTGATGAAAATATTTTTCAAATTAACAGTTGACATTTTTCAAATTCTAATATAAAATGTATATAACAAAGATATAAAGGAGTAGTATCATGGCTCGCCGGGTAAAAAGAAATTATGTAAATAATAAAGATTTGCTAGATGCTCTTATTGAGTATAAGAAAAAATGTCAAGAGGCAGAAGACCAAGGCGATGATTTGCCTACTGTACCAAATTATATCGGTGAATGTATTTTTAAAATTGCAAATCGTTTAGCAACAAAACCAAACTTTTCAGGATACACCTATAAAGAAGATATGATTATGGATGGTATTGAAAACTGTCTTTTATACATTGGTAATTTTGATCATAACAAATCATCAAACCCGTTTGCGTATTTTACACAAATTATTTGGTACGCATTTTTGCGCCGTATTCAAAAAGAAAAAAAGCAAATGTATATTCGGTTTAAATCATCTCATAATATGGTTGCCCAAGGCGCTACATATGAATCAAACGAAGTTCAATTACATTTAAATACAAACGCAGATTATATAAATCACTTTGTTAGTGATTATGAGGAAAAGCTAGCGAAGAGTAAAATTCCAAAGCAACCGAAAGAAGTCGTAGAAACAATCGAAGTTGAAGTTAAGAAGGAAGACGACGATAAATGAAGATTGCTTTTATTAATGATAATCACTTTGGCTGTAGAGGTGATAGCAAAATATTTTTGGATCATCAAGAAAAGTTTTTTGCGGAAGTGTTTTTTCCTTACTTAGATGATAATAAAATTACAATTGTAATGGATCTTGGTGATACGTTTGATAGACGTAAGTATATTAATTACGTTACATTAAAAAGAGCAAAAGAGTTTTTCTTTAGCCAGTTAGCGTCTCGCAATATCGAATATCACGCAGTTGTTGGTAA